GTTCCTTTAAATATTTAATTGCTTTATTCAGTGTTTCAATATTGTCTCTTGCTTTACCAATCAACGTATTGCAGTTAGTACAAAGCAATCCTCTTACTTTGCCTGTACTATGACAATGATCTACACACAAGGCAGTTTCTGAACTTTTAGCTCGTCCTTGTTCAACAACACTTTCATGTCTACCACAGCTTGCACAGCAATAGTTTTGTTTTTCACGTAGTTCATTGTATTGTTCATAAGTAAGTCCATATTTTTTTAGTCTTTGAGCTTTAGCCTTTTCAGGATTCTGCTGGTACCAATTTTTTGAACCTTTACGATGAACTTCACGCTTTTCCGGCTTTTCTAAATGCTTCTTTCGGCGGCAAACCATACAAGTAGAATCTCTATACTCTTTTACAACATTTCCTTTTAAAGTGTGTCGAGTAATGTTGAACTTTTCATCTGGTAAGTGTTGTTTACAAACTTTACATTCTTTCATAGAAACCTTATTAAATTTATCTGACCATATAATTATATCATAAGTTCAAGGAAAAGCAATAAGGGTTTCTACGTATTTTACAAAGATTCCTCGACAACCTCTACAAGTTTGTTAACTTTCTTATCAAAGTAAAGACTTCCTGCTGGCCCTGTTTCGCCTGTGAATCTAGCTTTCAGTAGACGAAGTTCTGTTGTATTGCGGATTGTTTCATCGTCGTTTTGTTGATCTCTTTGAAGACCGATAACAGCATCAGATAACTGACTGATACCTTGAGTTCCTCGTAAAGCAGACAAAGTAATTTCAGCACCGTTTTCAAGCCCTTTACCATCCATTCTACGGGTATGTGACACCCCGAACAAGCCTACTCCTGTTTCTTCAACAAAAGTACGCAGCTTAGTAAGTAGCATATCCAAACCTTTACGTTCATCTGTATCCATACCTGACAAGATCATTTGATAGTGGTCAAGAATCAGCCAAGAACAGTTCTGTGCTTTAACCATGAATTTCAAACGGTTCAGAACATTATCAATGTCCAAACTGCCAAAATGATTGAACAGAACACATCTTCCTGTTCCCATCGTAGCATCATAAGCTGCCTTTAGCTCAGCTTCAGAATAAACCGTCTGAGGTAAATGAAGAGGCTTTCCTGCTTCGATAGACATGATACCCAAAGCTGTTCGTTGTGGGGATTCTTCTAAAAAGGCCATGCCTACATTATCGTCGGTTGTCTTCAACAAGTGGTGAATCAACTGGCGCAAAAATGTAGACTTACCTTGTCCAGTACCTGCCGCAATCGTGATAAGTTCACGCTTACGAAGGCCTGCCAGCATTTCATCTAGCTTTTTGTATGGCCACGAAGCATCCGGCATCTGTTTAGGTTTGCATAGTTCTTCCCAAAGTTCATTTCCGTTAATGATTCCGTCAGGAATGTATGTCTCAGCCCTCCACCACTCGTTAACGAACTCCTTCGTAGCTCCTGCGATCAGATAGTCACAAGCATCTTTAAAGCCTGTCTTGTGCTTAACGATCTTGGCTTTCTGTCCGAACAGTTCAGCAACCTCTTTAGAAGCTTTAATCCCTGGCTCGTCATTGTCAAAGCAAATAACGATGTTCTCAAAGCTGTTAAGCCACTCGTATTGAGCCTTACAGTCCTTCAGGGCTGCTTGTGCTCCGTTACGAATGCTGACAGAAGGCCATTGACTTCCTGTAAGTTGGTATCCTGCCAATGCATCAAGTTCTCCTTCGTATACCGTGACATACTTCCCACCGGAGTGAAAGAGATGTTGACCGAATAGAGTTGCTGCTCGAAAGTCTCCATTAATCGAGAAACTTTTGTCCGCCACAGTACGTGATTTAACAGCGATAACAGCTCCTCCCTCGTTAGCATAAGGGTAGTATTGTTTGCCTTCATGTTGTGTTACTCCAAATTTCTCACAAGTTTGCTGGGTAATCCCACGTTCAGGGATTGACTTTACAGTGCCTTTGATTTCCATTCGTTTAGGCGCTACGCTATCACGTAACACCGACCTTTCCTCAATAGTGTTTTCCTGCTCCGTTGTTCCACAGTTAAAGCAGTGTGTATGCCCATCATCGTAGAGACTATTAGCGTCAGAACTACCGCAGTGCTCACATGGGATATGCTTCAAAAAC